GCTCAAGGTATGGCAATGGCAGAAATGCAAAGGAAGTATGGAACTTCTCGGGAAAAGTTATTTGCGCCTAAGTCGGGTGCGGGAAGAACCTTTAGTCGCCCAACGCAAACCCGCTCACTAAACGAAATCGCAAACGACATTGTTAGCGACCCTAATTACAAGGGAAGCGCAAGAACTTATGCACAACCGTATATCGCGGCGCTACACCAGATGAACGACATTGGGGAAAATTATTTTGCAGATTCGGGAGAGTCAGTTGTAAGGTACGCCCTCTCCAATCTCAGTACATGGAAAGGCGAGAAAGCGCGGCAGATTAAAGCCGAACTAAAAGCCATGCTCAAGTCCTCTGTAGGTAAAGCAGATTCAGTAAAGCAAGGCGATATGGTTTCTTGGAATTCTTCAGGCGGCACGGCTCAAGGCAAAGTAGTACGAGTTATCTCAAGCGGCAAAATAAATGTTCCTGATTCAAGTTTCTCAATTGAGGGAAGCGAAGATGACCCAGCCGCTCTGATTCAGTTGTACCGAGATGGAAAGCCAACTGAAACAAAAGTTGGTCACAAAGTCTCAACCCTAAAAAAAAAGTAGAAGTCTCTAAGCACGGTAGCCACGACCAAGATTCACACGGCGCGTGGGCGAACGGAAAGTACAGCCCTGACGACTCCGAAGGCGAAGATGGCTCCGAGCCAAAGAACCGTAAGAGTCCAAAAAAACTTCATTCTCATAACGATGACTCAGAGGAAGAATACGAAGAATTGGATGCCGATGACCCAAAGTGGATGGATGACATGGACATCCTAAGACCCCCAAAGCGCAAATGAACACCATTATTGACGACACCATCAATATATTGCGGGGTATGGGCTTAGAGGTAAACATAGTTTCCGCAACACCAAGATTTGCTGGAATTGTAGCCAAGTTGCCCAACGATTCTCAGGTCTTTTTTGTGTGGAGCGAGATGGGAGAAGGCGACTACCACTTTCGAGTTGCCCGATTTTGGCAGAGCGATAACCCGTTTTCAATGATGGCTTTTGAAGATTTAATAACCGCCTTGGTTAATTTGAGGATTTTGATTTCTTCTTAAAAAGGGTGAAATTACACCTGTGTTATTCTTATGCTTGTCAAGACCCGTGTTTATCTACCAGTCCATACTGGATTAGGTAGGCACTTTTCGTTAGGAGTGAATGTTGGCTCGTACCCGCAAAATGGCAAATCTCGTCATTGAGGAAACATCTGGAGTAGACCATCCTGCACACTTACATGAAGGTTGGTTGGTTATGAAATCAGCCGATGAATCTGAAGTTCAGAGAGTCTTAGACGAAACGCTCACCGAGGAGGACTCCATCATGGAGGAAACAACAACCGCGGCTACTGATGCACAGGTCGAAAAGGCTGAAATGACACTTGAAGATGCGATGAAGAAAATCGCTGAACTCGAAGGCAAACTTTCCGAAAAGGAAATGGCTAAAGAGGAAGATAAGTCAGAATCAGATGAGACCGAGGATGAAATGGAATACATGAAGTCCGCTCCTGAGTCAGTCGTCAAAATGATTGAAGATTTCAAAAAGCAAGCAGAGACCGCAACTGAAGAACTCCGCAAGGAGCGCGAAGCCAAGGCTGATGCAGAGGCTATTGAAAAGGCAAAGGGATTCTCAAACTTGAATCTTGATGCAGAGAAGGTCGGACCAGCGCTACGCCGCTTGTCCACAGTTGATGCAGACCTAGCAAAGTCAGTAGAGGAAATCCTCACATCTGTAAATGCTCAGGCTGAATCAGCAAACATTTTTGCTGAAATCGGGAAATCAGCAGACTTCACTACAGGCGATGCCTACAGTCGTTTGACTGCTTTGGCTAAGTCGGCAGTTGAGGAAGGAAATGCAAAATCTTTCGAACAAGCGTTCGCTAATGTTGCATCTTCCAATCCTGAACTTTATGTCCAATACCGTAATGAAAAGGGTGCATAACCATGGCATACGAAATCAGTAATTACTCGGTAAAGGTCTCCCTCGTTGCAGGTGCCGACCTTTCCGCAAAGCAGTACACATTCGTCAAGTTGAACTCATCAGGAGAAGCAGTTGCAGCAGCAGCGGCAACTGATATTCCTATCGGAGTTCTACAGAACGCTCCAACATCAGGACAAGAAGCAGAAGTTCTTGTTGTTGGAGGTACAAAGATTGTTGCTGGTGCAGCAATCGCAGAAGGCGCACAAATTGGTACATCTTCAGCAGGTAAGGCAGTTGCTCTTGTCGCTGGAACAGATACAACCAAGTATGTCGTTGGAACACTACTAACCGAATCTGCGGCTGATGCAAATATCGTCACCGCCGTAATCAACTGTGCGACTCCGCACCGTGCGGCTTAAGGGGGATAACTAAAAATGCCACAGCCAAATATCAATAGCGTTCACATTGATGCTATTCTCACAAACATCTCGGTTGCTTATCTTCAGAACCAAGACAACTTCATTGCAGACAAGGTATTCCCAGTAATTCCTGTGGATAAGAAGTCTGACAAATTCTTTACTTACACCAAGAACGATTGGTTCCGCGATGAGGCTCAACGCCGTGCGCCTGGAACTGAATCTGCTGGTGGCGGTTACAATCTTTCAACAGGAACATATTCAGCAGATGTGTGGGCTTTCCACAAGGATGTTGATGACCAAACTGTTGCTAACGCAGACGCTCCTCTAAACCCTCTTCGTGAGGCAACAGAGTTCGTTACTCGTCGTTTGATGCTTCGTCGTGAACTACAATGGGTATCCGATTT